TGTTGAGGCAACGCCTACTTCTCCGCTGTATCTATTTTTTAAAACTCTTAGAACTGTTTCATTACTATTATTTTCACTCTGTTGATTGCGTTCTAACCCGATTACCGCATCAGAGATTTGGCTTATTGAATGTGATCCTCTCAGTTGAGATAAAGACACACGTCCTCCCTCTTCATGAGATTTCCTATCATTACTTGATCGTCTTAAATGGCTAACAAGAAATAGAGTTATACCTGTACGTTCTACAAGGCTACGAAGCCGTGTCATCGTGATATCCAGCATCCTGCGTTCGTCACCCTCTAATCCAGAGAGGAGGATGCTAAGATGGTCTAAAAATATAAGACGACACTCCAGTCCACTGGCAAGGTATTCAATCCGATTATATACGACATCAGGATCATAAGACCCGAAGCCATCGAACATAAAAAGATTCCAATTAGAAATGGTGTTGGAAAAGTGTTCTTTGAGTTCTTCCTCACTATGCTCTCCAATGTGTAATGGCTTACCTACTGCCGTAGACATAAGACCTAATGCGGTTTGTCTATTACTTGCTTCAAGATCCAGAAACCCAACACGTTCCCCTTTGTTGAGGAGGTGAGTTGCAATTTCACGGGTGATGGTTGATTTTCCTTGACCAGTTCCAGAAGTAAATGTGACAAGGCTTCCGTACCTAATCCCTCGTAGCTTCTTATTAAGTCCCTCGTATGGGTAGTCATGATCTGATTCTTTCTGTGGAGTGGTTACTTCTGTCAGTAATGTTTTTGCATCGACTATCCCATCAGGTTGATATGGCTTTGCATCCCATATAGCTCGTCTTATCGCTTCCGAGTCATTCGCTTGAAGAGCGTCCGAAGCGTCTTTATAGGACTCGCATCTGGCAATTTTAACCTTCCCTGGTGGTAGTACACTTGCAGCATCCTCCGCTGCTTTGCGACCAGCCTCATCTCCATCAAAGAAGAGAACAATTTCTTCATAACCTTGAAATAATGGTATTTGTTTTTGTATATCTTTTTTGGCACTAGCAGCACCATGCGGTAAGGAGACATGGGGCCAACCCGACATAGCCTCCCACCCTGAACAACAATCTAGCTCCCCTTCATAAACAATGATGCGTTTACCGCTACTAGGAAATAGATGCTGACCAAAGAGAGTATCAGTAGTAGTCCCTTCATAATAGAAGTCCTTCTGCTTAGTCTTTACCTTTGCTCCCTGAAGTATGCCGTCGCTCGTGAAATAATAGAAGCGTAGAAGTTCTCCGTCTCTGAAGACTTTGTACTTTTGACAGGTTTGTTCTGTGATCCCTCGTTTTTGCAGCCTTTGGGCTGAGCCTTGGATTTGTACATTGGTAGACATTGCGTGATTGTGAGTTGTTTCCTCATTCCCAGAGGTACGGGTTTGGCATACGAAGCAGTAAGTATGACCATCAGAGTAAAGTGAGTTCCCATCTGATGAGCCGCAATTACTGCAAGGTATATGCCTCTCGAATTCGCTCTCTATATGAGCCATTCCATTGGTATGTTGTGCCATGCGGTCCAAGGTATGTTGTGACGCTCGCACCACTTGGCGTAAGAAGTTTTGGATCTTTTGGAGATCATGTTGAACGGACTTTGGAAGACCATTCTTATATCCAAGTCTGGGTTCTGTTCTTTAACCGCTTTCATTTTGCGGCGGTCAGCTGAGTCCCAATAGCCTTTTGTTTCTAGATAAATACCATTGGGTAACAGGAAATCTGGCGAATAATTATGTTGAATCTGGTAAGGAACCTTGGTCGGCTCATACTCATAGTCAATACCTAATTCGCATAGAAGATCAGATACCTTTTCTTCTAGCTGTGACCTGAACATTAGAAGTCATCATCTTCTACTGAGCTAGGTGTTCCAGCTGCCTCTATATTCGGAGCACCTGCTTTATAGCCAGTGCATGTACCAAATAGTTTTGCAGCATCTTCTGGGCTCATATCACCAGTATCTACACCAGCCTTGTTACCACATGAGACAACCTGAATAGTAGATAACTTTATTGTTGTCCCATAGCTACCAGCCGGTAGTTGGTAATCATATTGAATAAAACCAAGCTTAACTCTAGACCCTGAATAAAGAGGGATGTCTGTATCTGTGATCAGCGTACCCTCAGTATCTATAACAACAGGTTTCTTATCATCCTTCCAAGTAAACTTTAAAAGATACTTACCATCACTGACCTCTTCCCAAGGTTCAGGATTTAGGGTAGCTCTTTTAGGATTTTTTAATCTTGGCTGTCTCTTAGTAAGTAAGTCTTCTCTCTGAGTCTCTAAAGCAGTTATTAAGTCTTGATCCTCAACGATTGCTGCAAGTTTGTAATTTCCAAACTTTCCAATCTTCATAATTGCCTGAAACCCTTCTAGGGTGACAGGATCTTTTGTTGCGTGGGTAGTCATTAACAAAAAAAGTAAGTGGATTCCATTACTGACTCTGGTTTAAGATCGCCAATAATAGGTGGTTCAGTCTCTGCTCCAATTTGGTTTGCAAAGTCTGTTAAGTAGTCTCGTTCTGCGAACAGGTACATATATTTTTCTCTAACAATTCTAGATAACTCAGTCATATCAGTAGCTCTGCATAGTACAGAGTCATGTATTAAAGCTATCGGATTATCGAATGCTAAGGTTGCCTCAAGAAGGAGACATGAGTCAAGCGAATGGATCAGATTTGGAGCCGTAGCTGCTTTATGTCTAGCCTTGTCTACTTTGTCAGTATCGCCAGTACTAACTCTCATGTTGCACTGACCTAAGACCTGTAAAGTTATACGTTCAAATTCTTTCTTGAATATCTGTTGGTTAACAATGAATCCTGATGGAGTTACCCACTCAAGCTCACTTGCTCCACGTTTAATCGCTTTACCAACTTCAGACTCAATCCATTTCATAACCCTCATCGCTCCTGGAATAATCTCATCCATAGCTGCTCTAACTGCATTAACTGTTTGAGTTAACTCTTCCTTCTCAATCTCTATACCCTTCTCTTTAAATGCGTCTCTAATGTACGATCTATTGCTGAAGGGTTTAGCATTGTAAGGAATTGTCATAACGGTTCTTTTGGTTCCTTTCCTATCCCAGTAAGGACGCAGCCTTTCAGGTATATTTAATTTAGATTTATCAGCTATTATTTTATAAACATCTTGTGGCTTACTTGAAGGTATTACGTTAACCATTTCAGCCGTTGATTTACATTTAGTGAGACCAGCAATAATCTGTATCCCACTACATGTAGCGTCTATAGCCACAGGTAGACCAGTACTAATTCGATCTCTCTTTATTACACAGGAATAGAATTCCTCACAACTTACAAGGAATTGCCATGGCTCTTCAACTGCCTCCCATTCATGGAGGTTGTCTATAGGATCAGTAGCAACTCTTGCTATTAAGTCCTCATTTTCATAAGTCCAATGAAGACGATCATCCAAAGTGTCCTTGTCGAGACCGTAAGTAGTAGCGACTTGGAACCTTAACCATCTCTCTGCCTCATCATCCATAAAGGATTCATCAGCAAATCTTATGAGTGATTTTCCAAAGTCCGTATCTTGAACTGTTAAGAAGGCCGGTATACCGTACACACGACCTCGGTAATCAAATGAGTGTGGAATAAAAAAACGATCCTTATCTTTAAACCGTTTAACTGTCTCCATAGTCATCCTTGTGCGACAAGATTTTTTAAATTCTTGTGCTTGTCTGTTTAATACCTCAGCCTTTTCTCGCCTGTATTTCTTTCTTGATTCTGCATTCTCTGCAATATCAACAGGCTTAGGAGGTAAATCGTGATGAACTATGGGCTGAAATTTTCCTACACTTATCCCCTTTCCCTGAAGTATTTCAGCGACCTTCACAGAGAAAGGGTTCAGGGTTAAGGCAACCTTTTGTACTTTGTTTAAGAAAGCAAAAGGTCTTTCTCCCTGTATACGTGACGAACCAGAACGGCGAACCATATCATGCCCACGAATAACTTCGTTAAGCAAGTACCCACCTGGTTTTTCAGGAGTCCAGTCATTTGGCTCGATCAACATGGGCCAAGCCAGTGGGCTGAACAATTCCGCATTGAACATGACCTGATCCTTGATCGCCATGAACTCAGCAGTAGGAACTACATAATTACTGGTCTTTCTTCCTACACGTCTTACCTCTTTATCGAACCATTTACTTGTATCAATGACACAACTCAACAGCCAGCCACCTAGCTTGACTCGGTTTCCCCTGCCCCATGCTGACCATTGCTGCACGTCATAACGATTCATTAATGTCTGTATCACTACAACCTTTTGGTCAGTACCAATAGCTCGATGCCAGTAATTCTTCTTTAATGTTTCTAATAAACCTGGAGCACATCTCTCATAGTGTCTGAGTTGTGCCTCATTCTCTACACCTTTACCAATCGCATCACAAATGTTAGTTAACTGATTACTTTCATCTTTATAACTAAATACTTTATCAATAGTAATCTTGCAGGTAATAGCAGCAGCGGCTAATGGTTCAATGTCTGCTAAGTATTGTTTAATCTCTTTAAATGATGCACCTATACATCCTTTATGTATTCGTAGATTTGTTTCTTTAATTCTCTCAACTACTAAAGGTAATAATGCATCAATCGTTGTGATTCCATAAATTGAAGCTGATGCATAATCCTTTTCTTCTAACCTTCTTGTGTTCTCTTTAAGTCTTTCTAATCCCTGAGCGATTGCAGCACGTTCATGCTTAATCTGCTCATCAATCTGATGCGGTGTAGGCATAAATGTAGTTCACTAGATTGTTATATGTTGCCTAAGTGGATACGATGCAGATTGGTATCACTGGCTTTATAAAGAGGGGCTTACTTCTCAGCAAACCCCAGGTTTTATTAGATGGTTAAAACTCACTAGAAGCTCTAACTAATGAATCTTTCAATTCCATTTTTCTCTCCAGTGATAGCAGTGTATCTGAGGTATCCTTAAAGTACTGAGTATACGGCGTTTACCATTTGCGGTAAATCGGTATGCTCAAATCAGTACTTGTGAGATACACTAGATAGCTTCAGTTAACTGGTTTGAGGCTGGCATTGATTCAACATAATCATCTAATACTAAGTGTAGGTACCGGCGAGTTGTATTGAGGTTTGAATGTCCCATCAATTGAGAAGTAGTTTCAATACATTTGCCATCCCTAAGTGACCAAGTGCAGAAAGAATGTCTTAAACAATAAGGTGTTCTTTTTTCTCCACGAGCATCGTGAGATAGATTCAAATCATTTGTTATTGATTCAAAAATCCTTCGATGTTGGTCTTGGCCTTGTTTACCTCTTGAAATCCAATCATCCCCGAAAAGTTGATAATCAACGGAGTGTTCTACATCCTCCATTCGGCGTTTCAAGATGGGAATCAGCATTGCTGAATCGTTAGCTAGTGGAATCTTACGTTTCCTCACCATTCGTTTGAGTGTGAAGTTTCGCCTTCCACCAACTTCTATGTATGGGATACGTGCATCTAAATGGATATCACATGATTGAAGTTGAATGAATTCACTCCAGCTGATACCTGTAAATGCTGATAACAAGATAGTCTCAGCGACATTTTGATACAATGCACCTAATGATTTACTAAGTCGTAAACCATATTCATACATATGGATGACTTGCTCTTTCGAGAAAATCGGTTTGTCTACCCTCTTCACTTCCAACATAGGGAAGCTGTATCTATTACTTTTAATGAATAGTTCACGAGGATCAGGCCAAGGGATGAGTCCCCTACCTAGACAGAAGTTGAGTGCTACTTGAGTAGTACCAACACAGAGATTGACAGTACGATTACTCGCATCATCACGCTCTCGTAGAACAGTTTTGACCACATCCATGGTCGGTTGCTTGATCTTGGAGATTTGAAGTGATCGTCCGTGAATGTCAATGAACTTGTTCGAGTTAGTGACATTGGTCTTTCTACCTTCGTGATTATGATCCCAAGATTCAAGGTTGTTGAACGTATAGTCAAATACTTGACCAATCGTTCTAAGTCTCTGCATAAAGTATGTCTTTGATTTGGGTGAACAGTTTCTCTCCAGATTTAGTGAGAGATAAAATGGATCGTCGTCTGTTGGTAGTGTCTACCTCCTTTTTAATGAGTCCAAGTCCAGGTTTTCTTTTACCACTAGCAATGAGAAGTCGATGATGCTTGCTTAGCATGTCGGTGTTTCTACTGCTACTAGCTCTTGTCATTTCTAAGTCCTCCTCCAATGCCTGTTTATGAGCACCGTTCCTAGAACCGATATATAAAAGAGTAGACAGAACAGAGATACTCATCTCGTGACTACCATGGTCAGGAGCGAATGTACGAATACACTCAATAGCTTCTGCCAATTTGTCAATCGAGTGATCAGTTACTCTCCTCTGTAGCGGGTCGAAGTCCATTTGGCTTAGGTTTCCACTCCCACTCTAAACGATAGTTACCAATGTGGATCAAAAATGTAGTAAATGATTCATCATCTCTACCTATATATAAGTCTCCTTTAGAAAAGATTTGCATATTCTTTAAAGTCGAAGTTAAGAGGGAGTAATTAGAGCTAATAATTAATCTAGATTAGCTAGATTGCAATGTACCATTAAGGTAAATAACCATTCTATATGTTTTTGCAGTTTTTCTGCAAATACATCTTAACTGCTTCAATCATAACATCATTAATCGTGGAACTGTCCTGTGCTGCTTGGATCTTGACCTTTTTATGTAGGTAATCTTCTAGCTGAACAGTTATCCTTTTCACTTAATGATTATTACAATTGTTCAGTATAACTTATGAAGTAACATTAAATGATTTCCATAGAATCATCTAATAATTGCTCCTCCATAAGTGTAATCAATTCATCACGATTGTCATGATCCATAATTTCCAGGATCAGTTCGGATGTCCGTAGTCTTTCTGTTAATGACTTAGTCATAATAATTCTTCTGGGTAGAGGCTTGTGCAGTGTTCGTGGTCAACCACAACAAACTCGTGTCGGCCTTCAGCCATGAGTTGTTGGATCTTTCTTTCAGCGAAACCACGTCGCTGATATGTGTATTCAGTGACCTTCTTTGTTTCAAGGTCCGTACATCTAACGATGCATTCAACACTTGATGGGATATCCCAATTAGCTACTTTCCAATCCATGAACTGTAAGTAAGGAAGAGAAGGAAACAGCTTGTCGGGACAGTCCTTAATCGCTTGCCAATGATGGGCAAAATAAGGCTTCTTACGTCTAGCCATACTTGAGATCCTCCTGTATAGCTTTGTATTCGCTACGAACTGGAGCTAAGTCCAGTAGGTTACTGAGTTGCACCGCCTTACGACGTGCGTCTATGTCGCTATCTGCTTCGATTAGGTATTCCCCATCGTCAGCAAACAAGACATGGGAGTACAGCTGGAGGTCTCCAGGTGCGTCCACGAAATGATTGTGATTCATTAAAAATTAAATACTTGGTCGAAGCGAGAAGTTGCTTATATGTCCTTGGTGTTTTTATTTATAGATAGCTTGCTCTATCTCTATTAGCATTGGAGATAACTTACGCAGTGTTGCGGTTTTTTCGGTGCTGTAACGCCACCAGATGCGAGTAATAAAGCTCGTGAAGGGAAAAGGGAAGCTCTCATAAAGCTTCTCATGTAACCAACCCGAAGGAATGGCTACAGGAGAAGGTTTTCATCCTTGCTCTAGCTTTCTGATTAATGAGATGATGTCCTCTTTGTATTTGAGTTCATCTTTACCCTCAAATGAATCAAGATTTAATCGGACTTTTAAACTGTCCATGATTAGAGCAAACTCTGGAAAGGTGATGTTCATTCTGGATAATCTCCTAACGCACCTTCTGTAAGCACGTCATAACCAGCCCTCCATGATTCTTCGTTGATGCTGCGTATTGCAGCCCAGTACTCTTGATCAGTTAAGACAGGTGTGTTTGGCTCAGGCATTGGTCACTGCCTCCTCTTTGGCGTGGAACTCAGCTCTAAGCTTGTCGCCTAGTGCGTCCTTGACCTTATCTATCTCCTCAATCTGAGCATTGATAGTGTCAATGTCTACTTTGCGGTTGTGAATCACAGTAGCCAGTGTTACCACTTGATCCCTCATTGAGTCCATACAAGATCCATAGGTGCCAAACCAACAGTCCGAACACTCAGTTGTGTACTTCTCTAGGGTTTTGTCTACTGATTTAGAGACACCCTCTAAGTCCCACATGTGGCTGCGTACTACATCCATCCCAGCCATTAATGCTTGAGATCTATGCATCGCTTGTTTCTGTTCTTGTTCAAGCTCTCTGATCTGCTTATACAGTGCAGATGTCCTTGAATCTATTTCTTTGTACTCTGCATTTTCATACATGTACTCGTAGCAAGTTGTAGCCATAAGGAATGCGTCCTTGATTGATGCT